ATACAGTAACTTTTGCAGGTACTGACTTGGGCGGTACATCAGCTAACGATCTAGAAATCGTAATTAATAATGTAGGCGCCGGCGGCGCTGTGCTTGGCTATGTATTCTCAAGCGGCGAACCAAACGTTCCTGATTATCATTACGAAGTTCAACTAAGTAATTGGGTAGAATTCAGCTATACAGCAAATGAAGGTGCCCCAACTGAAACTCCAGCAAATAATACTAATTGGTATTATAGTGTGACAGATGAAGTTGATGTCATGGTTAAAACTTCAACAGGTTGGAAAGGTTATCGTAACGTAAACTTTGATAGTAGCGGTTTCCCACTACCATCAGGTACAAACACAACTGATCCAAACGGTCCGCTTGTAAGCGCAAGTATACCAACTACACAATCAGACGGTACAGCATTAGCATATGGTGATTTGTGGGTAGATACCAGTGCTGAAGCACTTGAAAATTATCCAGTAATCAGCCGCTGGCAGAATGTTGACGGCGAAGATAAATGGGTATTGATCGATAATAGCGATCAAACAAGTTCAACTGGTATCGTATTTGCTGACGCTCGTTGGTCAAGCAATCAAGATACTATCAACCCAGCAAACGATCCAATTCCAACTATCAAATCATTGCTAACAAGCAATAATACTGATTTGGATGCCCCAGCAGCAAATTTATATCCAGTAGGATGTTTGTTGTTCAATACTCGTCGTAGCGGTAATAACGTAAAACAATATAGAAGCAACTACTTCAATGCTGTTTCATTCCCAGACGAAACATTGCCAACAATTCGCAGCACTTGGGTAAGTGTAAGTGGATTACAATCAAATGGCAGTCCTTACATGGGTCGCAAGGCACAACGTGCAATGGTAGTTGAATCACTACGCAGCGTATTAGCAACTAATACAGCGATACGTGATGAAGATAACTTCTTTAATCTAATGGCTACACCAAATTATCCTGAATGTCAGCCAAATATGATTGAAGTCAACGGTGCCCGCGGCGAGACTTGCTACATTTTAGGTGACACTCCAATGCGTCTACCAGAAAGTGCAACAGCAATTCAAGCATGGGCAACTAACGCAGCAGGTGCGACAAGCACAGGTGAAGCAGGATTAGTGACACGCAATACTTATATGGGCTTGTTCTATCCAAGTGGTCTAGCAACAGACTTAAGTGGTAACGAAGTAGCGGTTCCAGCAAGCCACATGATGCTACGCACATTCTTGCGCAACGATACAATCGCTTATCCTTGGTTCGCAGCAGCAGGTGTTCGTCGTGGTATCATCGATAATGCGTTAAGCATCGGTTATCTTGACAGCACGACTGGCGAGTTTATCACTACTAAGACAAGACTGGGTATTCGTGATACATTGTATGAAAACTTCATCAACCCACTAGTGTTCTTCACTGGTAACGGCTTGTTGAACTATGGTAACAAGACATCATTCAATAGCCAGAGCGCATTGGATAGAACTAACGTAGCAAGACTCGTTGCTTATATCCGTCGTCAATTGACTATCGCAGCAAGACCATTCGTATTTGAACCAAATGACACAACAACACGCCAAGAAATTTCTGGCGTAGTTGAATCATTGATGATTGATCTAATTGCGAAGAGAGGTATCTATGATTACTTGGTTGTTTGCGATGAGTCAAACAACACACCAGCAAGAATAGATCGTAATGAGTTGTGGATCGACGTAGCAATTGAGCCAGTGAAGGCTGCTGAATTCATCTACATCCCAGTACGTATATTGAACACCGGTGAGATTGGAAATCAGGGATAATTAGAGTTATAAATAGAATTATGGAGAAATACTAAAATGGCTGCAATATCATTAAACAGAATGTCAGTTGCTGGTAGTGACGGAGGTTCTGGTAACCAAGGCTTATTAATGCCTAAACTACAATATCGCTTTAGAGTTAAGTTTCTAAACTTTGGCGTAGACACATTAGCAGGTTTAAGTCTTACTAGACAAATCGTTGACGTAGCAAGACCAACTGTACAGTTTGATCAGGTAACACTACCTGTTTACAACAGCACAGTAAAACTAGCTGGTAAGCATCAGTGGACAGACATCACATGCACGATTCGTGATGAAGCTACAGGTGAAGTTTCTAAGGCAGTTGGCCAGCAGTTACAAAAGCAATTAGACTTCATGGAACAGGCTTCAGCAGCAGCAGGTCAAGATTACAAGTTCCAAACTAATATTGAAATATTAGATGGTGGTAACGGCACTTCAGCACCAGTAGTACTAGAAACTTGGGAACTATATGGTTGCTGGTTACGTACAGCTAACTACCAACAGTTAAACTATGGCCAAAGTGATGCTGTAACTATTCAGTTAACAATTTGCTATGATAATGCATTGCAGACACCACTAGCAAGTGGCGTAGGCGCACCAATCGGCAGATTACTATCAGGTAGTTTGGCTAGCGGAGTCGGCACAGTAACCTGATACCAGGTAACCTAAATGGCTAAAGGTTATTGGGGTGAGCAATTACAAAATGCCCTCGGTGCTTTCTTAGGAACACCGGGGGCTCCTAGCGGGGCCTACTTAAGAGACTTCACTCACGCTAGCAAAACTTTCGTAAGCGACAGTTATGCTCTTGCTCCTAAATTCAAGTTTCTTTTTCACACATATTTTAATATTAATCCAGCTGCTCTTGATTCAACGATGACAGCAAATTTTAGTAATTATGGATTATTAGTCAAAGATATAAGATTACCTAGCTATCGTTTTGCGACACATACACTAAATCAATATAATCGCAAAAGAATTGTTCAGACTAAGATCAATTACGATCCAGTAGAAATTACTTTTCATGATGATAATAGTAACGTTATAAACAAGTTGTGGTATGCATATTATACATATTATTATAAAGATGCTGCTAAACTATCAAAAAATCCAGGTAGTAACACAACTCAAAGCACACAAGCAGATTTTAATACAAGAAATACTTATAGTGATGATGCGCAAGGTAGTTTTGACTGGGGATATGTAGGCGAGATAAGCACAAATGCATCCGGCGCAAATACTAAAAAACCTTTTTTTAATAATATAACTGTGTATGGATTTAATCAACACCAATATATTGCTTATCAATTAATAAATCCAATGATTGCAAATTTTGCTCACGATTCTTATGATTACGATCAAGGTAACGGAGTGATGCAAAATCGTATGACTATCGAATACGAAACAGTGCAATATTACGAAGGTGCATTCAATGGTGAAACATTACCTAATATCGAGACAGGTAACTTTGCTGATGCAGCAAATTATGATAGAGAATTAAGTCCTATCACTGTTCCCGGAGCTAATGGCAAGATATTAGGTCAGGGTGGGTTCGTAGACGGTATAGGTGGATTTGTAAATGCATTAGGCGATAAAAATATTTTAGGTGCCATAAAGATAGCAGGTGCCACTTATAACAATTATAAATCATATAATGCAAAAACCGCGCTTAAACAAGAAGCTGAAAATTTACTATTAGGCGCCTTAGGTCAGTTAAAAGTAGGACCTACAATACGTAATCAACAAACACAAACTCCTGTAAAACAAGAGACACCTACAAACAATGGTGCAGGTTCACCTACAATATCTAATGGTTCACAACCGGGCGTAGTAGGAGGAGATCCAACAGCAGGTTCTCAAGTACCTTCTACCACTTCACCGCGCCAACCTAGAGTAAGAGGACCAATCTAATGTTGTACGATATACAAAGACAAACACAAGAACAAACAGTAAAAATTTTTGATGCCTTTTACAAACAAAATACAGTTATTCCCACAAATCAATATGACTACGTTAAAAGTTATTTTGATAGCGTATGTGACACAAAACAAATAGCAGCAAATTTTACTGCTGTATTTTTTAGAATGGCAGAAGCGAACGGTATAGATGCTATGGTTTTGCTTGAAGAATTACAAGGTAGAGCAAAAACAAAAGTTGATTTAAGTCAAATAATGGCTTATTACTTTAACAGTTTCAAATCAAAGACTAGCTTATATGGATTAGCAGTAGTTCCTACTCCTAATCAGGCAGTAGCAAGAAACGTTGTATTATAATATGGCAAATTTTGCTCAAGGCAAATATCAGTGCAAAAACAAAGGTAAGTATATAGGCACTCATGTACCTAGATATCGCAGTGGTTGGGAATTAACATTTATGATGTTTTGTGACAATCATGATAGCGTGATATCTTGGGCCAGCGAATCTATACAGATACCCTATAGAAATCCACTGACCGGCAAATCCACGATTTATGTGCCGGATTTTTTTGTGCAATATCAAGATAAGCATGGAAGACAGAGGGCTGAACTTGTTGAAATAAAGCCCAAAAAGCAAAGCCTTATAGAAAGTAGAACAGCAAGTGCTAGAGATAGAGCAGCTGTAGCAGTAAACCATGCAAAATGGGCAGCAGCAACTGCCTATTGTAAGAAGGCAGGATTGACATTCAGAGTCATTACAGAGGACGATCTTTTCTATAAGAAGGGCAAAAGTTAAAATAAATACTTCATGACCAAAAAGTTAGAAGAGTTGTTTGAACTTGCAAGTGGTACTGAAGAAAGCAAAGACATAGAATTGCCCCCTGAAACACAAGAAGTTACAGAAACAGCACTTAACAATCTAGAAAAGATTGAGAACGCATTACCTCAGGTGCGTGGGTTAGAAGTAGCGGACCATGAGATGGACGATCTTGCTGACCTAGCTAAAAACAGTTATAAAGATTTGATGGATCTAGGTATGCAGGTCGATAGTCGCTACAGTAGCGAAATCTTTAATGTCGCAGGTACTATGTTAGGACATGCCATCACAGCAAAAACAGCAAAAGTACAGAAAAAATTAAAGATGATTGAGTTACAACTTAAAAAAGCAGGTCTTGATCAGAAACTTGCAAGTAAGGAAGAAAAGATCGAGGCTACCCCGTTAGGTGAAGGGAAAGTACTTGACCGTAATGAATTACTTAAGTCCTTGATAAGTAAAAACTGAAATTAGTGATAAATATTAGATACAGGATATACGTATGAAAAGCCTAAAACAATACATTGCTGAAAGTGTACATTTATATGATGTAACAATTAAAATTGCTGGAGAAATTGATAAAAATTTCATAGATTTGTTCATTCACAATCTAAAGAAGTTTGATCCAGCAACTCCAATCACACCTAAGACACTTCCTATCGCTAAAGATGCTTATGGTTTTCCAGGCTTAAGCAACGAACCAGTAACACTACTACGTTGCAAGTTCCGTTATCCTGCTACAGAACCAATGGTGCAACAGTTGGCACAACTATTAGGTTATAATGTAAATTATGTACGTTTAGTTGATAGCAAATATGACGACAGCATCAATAGTGAAAGCGAACAGTATGCTAATCAGATGGAACATAGTCCTGTATTGACACATGAAGAGATGGAAGATGCGGGCGATGCAGCTAAAAAAGCAAATAAAGATTATGGTAATTCATATCTAGATAGCATCAAAGCACAAAGCAAGGATGGTTTCCAAGGCAAAGATATTCCTTATGATGCAAAGCGCACTCCAGACAGTTTCGATCCATTCAAGCCATACCTAGATGATAAATCAAAGGGCAACAAGAGCCCAATGACAAACATCACACGCCCTGCTAAACCAAAAACAGGCGCGATGGCGTAAGAGGTTTTATCATGGAATTTAAGAAATTTCTACAAATAGTAAATGAGGCTGAATCAACAGCCGAAAAAGATGACAAGGCCAAAAAGGCAGGCGAAGAAGTCACTAAGGATATTGAATATGATGAAGATCATAAGGGTAGTGACGATGAACGCGCCGAAAAAGCAGGCAAGAAAGTTGCTGCTGATATCAGATATGATGATAAGAAAAAGAAATCATTAAAAGAATATTTTGAAGAAACTGAACAAGAAATATTAAACGAAGGTCAGTTTCCTATTCCTGTAGTTGGTCCAGATAATAAACCAGTACCAGGACAAGCAGGATTTTTAAACGTGAATGTTCCTGGACAAGCAGGGGTAGCTGTCAATGATATGCTACGTAGATTAGGTGCAAGAGGTTTGAGCATCATACTTCCACCAAATAGAATTCAACAACAGCAACAACAAGCAGCACTAGCTGCTGCTAAAAGAGCATCAGTGCAAACATCAGGCAAGCAAGTTGCTGAAGATAGCATAGAAGAAGGCATCGACGATATATTAAAATTAGGTGCAAAATACGGCGACGATTTCAGTAAACCGTTTAAGAATTTTGCTAGCGGATTTAAAAATCCTCAAAGTGCAATTAATTTACCAAATCAATCATTAGCATCAAAAGCAGGTGCAGCAACATCAAGAGGCGGTCCTGCAATAGGAGCAGGCGCCGGCGCAGCAGGCATGGCTGCATTAGCGGGTGACGATAAACCTGCTGCAGATAATAAACCAGCAACCGCAGCAGACAATAAACCAGCAGCGGTAGCTCCTGCTGCTCCAGCACAGCCAGTGGCTCCTGCGGCATCTGCACAGCCAGTCGCTCCTGTAGCACCAGATGCACCAAAAGCACCAAACTATCTTACTATCTCATCTGTAGCGGATGTTAGCGCAACTCCTCCCCCATCAGCCGAAAAACCTGATGAAATTGATAGAATTCAACAATTGGCAGGAATGAGTGATGAAGAACGCTATGGTAAAGTAGGAGCAGAGATTCGTAGATTAGATCCTGAAGCCTATAAAAATAGACCAAGAGATTATCAAGGTAATATAGATTTATTAAACAAGTTAAGAGCGCAAAAAGCAGGAGATAGCACCGCACCTGCAGATGATCAAAAGCCAGCAGATGCTAAAGCCGATGAGAAGCCAGCAGATGCTAAAGCTGATGAGAAGCCGGCAGATGCTAAAGCTGATGAGAAACCAGAACAACCATCAGATGCAGCAGACGAATTAGAACCAGTAACAGTAACAGGCAAGAGAACACAACCTAAAGATCAAGATAAACCAGGCGATGCAGAATTAGGCCGCCTATTAAATCTTGCCGGTGCTAATACATATGATGAATTAAACAATTATTTAAAAACCGGTAGCACACAGGCTCCTGCTCAACCAGCAGCACCTAAAGACGATACATTAGATCAATTACAAAAAGATGTTGATACTGTAAATCAAGAGCCAGTAGACGCAGCAGGTGATGTTGAACAACCATCAGAGCCAGCAGAAGAACCTGCAAAGGCAGATGTAAAAACAAGTTATCAAATCAGAGATCCAAATACTGGTAGAACTAGACCTGTATCAAAAGAAAAATATGACAGCATGGTTGGAAGAAATCAAATAGATGCTAATGTGCCTCTTGATTATGCATTCAAGGTAAGAAATCCTAGTGGGGAAATTGAAACAGTAACTTATAAAGATAACCCAGAAAGATGGTCACAAATAGCAAGTCAAAATGCAGGCGCAGTAGGTGATCTTAATACAAGATTAGGAGCACAATTAGGACCAAAAGAAAAAGAACCTGACGTTAAGGGTGATGGAAAGAGTTTATTTAGAAAACTTTTCAACATCGGAAAAGACGATCAGGGATACTATATGGGTAAAAAACGCGGTAAAGACAATGCTCCAGAAAAAGAACCTGCAGAAGAAATGCTAGATGAAGCTGAAAAACTAAAGGTTCAAATGGACAAGCGAGGAGGCGGAGTCATATATAATGCTTTCAAAAAAGATAAACCTGCTGATGTTGTAAAACCGACAGGCGAGTACAAAGACAAGTCTGTTGAAGAATTGAAATCCATGCTTGCTAAACTAAAGAAGTCTGGACCGCACGATGAAAATAGTCCACAAGCAAAGAAAATGCGTCAAATCAATTTTGCTTTAAGAGCGAAAGGTGGCTGGAAGAAAGGTGAAGGTGCAGCAATGAAAGAAGAAAAGGTTGACGAGAAATTCGCAAGTCAACAACAAGCAAAATTGATGCACGCCGTAGCAGGTGACAAGAGTGTTGCCAAGAAAACAGGCGTAAGTCAAGATGTAGCAAAAGAATTTATTAAAAAGAGTCATGGTCAGAAAGTAAGTAAACTGCCCAAGAAAGTAAAAGAAGCAGAAATTCCAAAGTCAGGCCCAGATTATGGTGCAGGACTAGGCGCTGGTCGCAGCGATAACGTATTGGAGGCAAAGCCAGATTTCATTGATCTTGACAATGACGGTAATAAAAAAGAATCAATGAAGAAGGCAGCAGCTGACAAAAAGAAAAAGAAGGTAAATGAATCTATGAGCAATCTATTAAAAGCAGCATATAGCGAAGGCTATGTACACGGTCTACGTGAGCAACCATGCCGCGTAAAACACTACGAAGATATGGAAGAAGCAAAGCATTACTTTGAAGGTTACAAGTGTGGCCTAGAAGAATGCTATGGACTTGTTCCAGGTCGTGGTTATGTTGATGAAGAAACATCACAAGATGTCGTAGACGACATGGCAAGTTTTGGCGCTGT